ATCAACCTTTCTGAAAAGGGACATGCTAGCACCGCTCAAGAAATTAGCTTTATCGATCAAGTTAATGAAATCAAAAAGACAAAAGGCATCACTTTCTCAGAAGCCTTAAATGTCATGAAAAACGAACAACCTGATGCATATATCAAACATTTCAAAGGATAATAATCATGAGCTTAAATAATCATGCTATTTATAAGACCTTCATCGCATCTGCATCTATCACCGCTTTGACTTTGGTTAAGCTTGATAGTGATGCCAAAGTAACACCTTGCACCGCATCAACTGACATCCCTGTGGGCGTTGCTCAAATTGGTGGTGCAAGTGGTGATGCAATCAATGTGTGCGTCTTTGGTGTTTCTCGTGTTGTTGCTGGTGGTACAATCACAGCAGGCACAAATTTCTTTATCATGCCTGGTACTGGTGGCAAGGCTTATGCCTATGATGGTGCTGGTGCAAATACTCAAGTTATCGCAGGTCGCTTCTTGCCAAATGTTGCAAATACTGCAGCAAGTGCAAATGAAGAAGTTGAAATCCTTGTTTCTGTCTCTTTAGGAGTTTAATCAAATGGCAAATTCTAGCTATAGCAATATTCATCCAGTCAACGAAATCCTTCGCAACCTTGCCATTGAAGCAATTCCTAGCGATGGTCAACTGATCGCTGATCAAGTTATTGAAAATGTTGATGTCAAGGCAATTGGCCCAACAGGTACTCTCTTGATCGAAGAAACTCGCAATTTCATGGGTTCTCCTGATGTTGATGCTCAGCGTGCACCTGGTGCAGACCGTCAACGCATTGGCAACTTTGACCGTTCAAGCACAACCTTTTCAGCTAAGATTTATTCTTTAAGCGATGAAATTGCACTTGAAGATATCAAATATTCACAATATCCAGGCAATGAAGAACAACGATCTTTCAGAAAAGTACAAAGATCAATGCTCTTAAATCGTGAAACTCGTTTAGCTAATCTCTTGTTTGGGGCTGGTAATTGGGGCAGTTATACATCTGCTCTTTCAGCCTTAGCAAGTGGTTCCAATGGTACACAATGGAATCAAGCAGGTGCTGAACCTTTAACAGATCTTCATGCTTTGATTGATGTTATTCGTGCAAACTCTCATGGTATCCTCCCTGATACTTTAGTGCTTGGGTATGGTGCTTTGCGTGCTTTATCTCGCAATGCTGAAGTACGTGGATTTTTTACAGCTGGTAGTACTCCATCAGGCACAGCATCAGGCAATCGCTTGATGAAAGATGACATGGTTATCTCTGTTCTTAAAGAAGTCTTAGGTATCCCAAATGTTCATGTTGGTCAAGCTCGCAAAGAAACCGCAAACGCTGGCTTAACATCTTCTGAAGCTCAAGTATGGACTGATGACAGTGTTTTCATGGGTATCATGAAGGGTTCTGATGCTATTGCAAACAAGAATGGTGTTAAGGTTATGCCCGTTGCTGCTCTCAATTTTGTCTATGAAGGTTATTCATCAGGTGCTTATGATGATCTTGCTATGACAAAGAGAACTGTATGGATGGAACATACACATCAAGATAAGATCATTGCTCAAAATTATGGCTTCCTCTTAACTGATTGTTTAGCTTAATGTTATTATGGATCATTGCCCTTATTGCCTTAATTCTCTCAATAATATGGTGCACCTAGCAGAAGCTAGCGATGCAGATCAACAGGCAATAGAGGATATTAGAAAACAATGGATTAACGAACGCAATCCACAATTAAAACTCTTGCTTAAAATGCGATTAGATGTCCTCGTTAAAGAGGTTAATTCAGCAAAGACTTTTGAGGAAGAGATGAAAAAAGCGACAAATCGATTATATCGTGCAATCGCTGAAATGGTGCAACAAGGTCAAGGGCAAATGCTTGTTGCGATGTCACCTGATGAACTTAAATCTTTTTTAATCTCAAGTGGCATGGGAGACGCTTTGACATATTTTGAGCGTTCTCAAGTGGACATAGTGGAATTGATCAATAAAGCTACGATCGCAATTGATCCTGAGTTTAGATCAGCACCTCCCAATATCATTCAAGCTATTGCTCAACAGACTTCATCACAAGTCTTTGATGCTCAAATCTTGCCTTCCCTTAGTAGTGCAATTCGCAATATGGCAACAACCGCCGTTATCGTTGGAAGCTCTAAGCCAGTGCTTGATCAAATGCGAATTGCTTTTGAAAAGTCGGTTGGTGTTGGTACTACTCAAGCAAGAACAAAGATCGCTGAATTTGGTAGATCTATCAATGCTCTAAATGCTGATGAAGCTGGCTTAGAGAACTTCATTTATGTTGGGCCTAAAGATGGCATAACTAGACCATTTTGTCGCAAACTTGTTGGAAAAGTGCTATCTAAAAAGCAAATCATCAAGCTAGACAATGGACAGCCTTCAAGTGGTCCACCTTTAACGGCGGGCGGTGGTTATAATTGCCGTCACTCTTGGGCTCCAGTGAGCAAGGGATTTCTAAAAGTCAATGACTTGGCGGTGGTTTCAGATAGCGAAATAAAGGACATCATGATATGAGAAAAGCACAGCAAGGCAAAAACTATAATTTCATTTGGCAAGCCCCAAATCCCTTAAGTGGTACTCCATCAATTGCATTCTATCTTGAAAGCGGATCAGTTGGCGGTGCTATGACTCAAGGTAGAGCGGATTTAATAGCAACTGATCTTGATAGAGATAGAAGAGCAATCACTTTATCAGCATCTGCAACCGCTTTAAAGCCTTTTCAAAGTGATGCATTCTTATTGACTGATGCAGACACTTTTTTTTCAGTCAAGATTGTACGAATAGTAGGCAATCAATTGATCTTAGCTGATCCACTGCCTAGAGACATTTCTTTTATTGCCAATTCAACAATCCAATTTGCCAGCTGGCTCTATACTTGCTCATCTTCCAATGTGACAGCATCTAAGCAAACAATCGCCTATACTGTTGAGTATGTGCAAAGCGAAGGTACACAAACAATCAACCGAGTTGAAAAAGGAAGTTTGAAGGTTGTTCCTCGTCCTTTTGATACCGGCTTAGATCATAATAGGCTATGTTCAATTTTTCCACATATTGCAGATCTAGCACCTAGAAGATCCAATGGTTTTGAGGATCAGATATCATCATCGCTTGATGAGTTGGCTTTATATGTGAGAGATTTAATCGTACCTAGGGATGTTGATGAAGATGATATACATAATTCACATGATTTGCTACAGGCTCACGCTTATCTTGCGATTGCTCGTATCCATGAGCTTAATGGGAATATTGATTTAAGTGAAAAGATGAGATCCAGGGGTATTGAGTTGGCTGATCTATCTATGAAAACAATTAGCCTTGATTTAAACACTGATGGAATTATTCAAACAACTGAAAACAATCAGCGAGTTAGTGCAAGCTCTGATATTCGTGGAAACTTTGCAGGCCGTACAGTTGGAGAGTATGAAGCTCAATTTATCCCATCAAGAAATATGAGATGGTAAATGAAAGCAACGATCAGCCTAAACCTACCAACCTTAAATCTAAACAAGCCCCAAATGATCGCTATTGCTCAAGACATCTTGGCAATCATCAAAATTAGGGTTTATAAAGGCTTAGATTATAATTTAAATAAGTTTAGAGCATATTCCACAAGGTCAATTTATATCGGATATAAATCAACAACCTACAAAAGACTAAAGCCTAAGGGCGGGGTTAAGAAACCTAATTCAATGTTTTTTGCTGGTGGTTATGCTGAATACAAAGAAAAGTCTAGAAAAAGATCAAATGCAATTGAAGGTCAAACCGCTGCGGTTGATTTAACCTTATCGGGGATGATGCTTCAAAATTTTGTAGTGCTTGACTCAACAAATACAAAATTTACGATTGGTCTTTTGCCTCCAGTGCAAGACTATGGCTATGCAGTCAATCAAGATCGAGGCTTTATTGGATTGGCTGATAAAGAGGTTGATCAGTTGGTGCAAATCGTTAAAGCGAATTTATTAGGAGAATAGCATGGGCATATATGAAGCACTAGATCATCTTATAGATCGTATTGAGTCTATCAATCCAAAGACTGATAGCTATCATCATTTTGTCTGTATCAAAGACGCTCAAGGAAACACACTATCACTTGAAAGCAGATCTAATCAAAATCGCTTGTTTGATATCGCTTTCAATGCACTTGCTCAAGATGATGGGCAAGCGGGCATCAGTGGACGCAAGAGAATTGATTTATCTGTTCGCGTCCGTTATGATATTGGTGGAGATCGTGGCTTGCTTGAACGGATGATCGCTGAAGACTCAAGCAAATTGATCGACACATTGAAACAACCTGATTATGATTTTTCAGTAACTGGGATTGTTTCTTTAATACCTGGTCAAGCTACTACTCAAGAAATTCAAAATGATCCTTCTCAAGTTGGCTACCTTTTAATTTTACCTTTTACTCTTCTTTATTTGGAGGATTGACATGACAGTCACTCATAGATCGCTATCAGTAGCAACCGAATCAACATTTGGCAGTTTATCATCATCAACAGGCTTGCCCGATTTCAGCGGTTTATCATTCATTTCATTGCCATGCGAAAGAGATCCCGTTGTGATTTATGGTGATGTTGTAGCCAATGAAAGACTTGAAACAAGAGACGGCCCCCATGGTCTACCACCCGAACCCGATACTGTTTGGAGTGGATCAAATCGAGTACAAAGACGCACCGGTCAAGTACAAATCACAATGGATTTCACAACCGTTGGCAGTGGTGCAAATACTTATGCTTCAACCGGCTTGGGGAAGTTGTTAAATGGTGGCTTTCTCACAAATCTAGCAGGCTTCACTTCTAGCGATACAGTGACAGCTGATAGTGAGAATCTCTTTACCCCAACAACTACCAACACGAATTATAAAATTGGTGGTGTTGTTTCCTCTCTTATCAATGGGCGTTGTGAATATTCATCAGTAACAGCCAACAATCGTGGCGGTGCTGGCAAGATTGGCGTATCTCCTGCATTTAGTGCAAATCCAACTGCTATTTACCCAATGCAAACCTGGTATACTCCCTATGGTGCTTCAAGCGGTCAAGTCGTTTCATCTTTGTGCTTTAGAGTTGACGGCGTTGGCTTCCGCACTTATGCCTATGGGTGCAAGCTAGCAAGCTTAAATATCTCTGTTAATGGTGGTCGTGTGATGGGTGAATTTACCTTTCAAGCCGCTTTAATTCAAGATGATCATGGCAATGCAACAGGACCAATTGAACCCGTTGTTTTAAGTGGTGCAACTCAACATTTTAGAGGTGCTTATGCCGTTGTTTCTGATGTAGTCACTTATTCAAGAACAAATGTAGTAGGTACAACAGGCGAAGAGTTAAGTCGTATTGCTTTAGATGCAGAGGGTTTTACATTTAATATCTCTAACACACTAACTCCTAAGGGTCATTCAAACTCAATCCTTGGAATGTCTGATATGGAAGTTTCAAATGTTGATGTTGAATGCACCTTGACCTTATCATCAGTAAATACAACTTTAGCATCAGATTTTAATGATAGAACAATTCGTCAAGTGTTAATAGGTACTGGACCGGTTGGTGATGGCAAAGGCATGGCTTTATTCATCCCTGCAGGCTATTTAACAGTTGACCCAAATAAGTATGATGTAGCGGGTGATATCGTCAAGCAAGTATTGACCTACAAGCAAAGCCGCTTTGGTGGTGATGTAGGCACAACACAGCCAGCCAATTCACCTGTGAGAATTGCACTAGGAATTTAAAAAATGCTAAAATTCAGCACTACAACAACGATTGAAATCAAGATTGCAGTTTCTTGCGATCCAGCTCTAGATATGACATCAGCTGAGATCAATGCTTATCTTCAAGGAGATTTTGACTCTCTCAAAATCAAGCAAGATCAAGCCCCAACTTACTTCTTTATTAAGCCTCTCTCTCCGTCTGATAGAGAAGAGATTGAGATTAAGGCTGGTGCATATACTAGATCAGAACTTGGAAGAATGCTTTTTGTTGAGCAACCTGAAGATCAAAAAAAGCGAGCTTATTGGCAAGACTCTTTATCTGATCAAGAGAAAAATGCACTTGCTCAATATCAAGCTTATCTCAATCGTGTATATGCTGAAACGGCTAAAAAGGCATTGGTTAAGGTTGAAGGCTTTGATGGCAACGCTTGGGATGCCGTCCAATCGATTAAGCCTGATCATCATCGTATTCAAACAATCGCTGAAATCGTAACTCACATTCAAAGAATTTCCCTTTTAGGTGATGAGGGAAAATAGCGATCACATCCTCAATATGGCTATCTCAAAATAAAGGGAGATCGTGGGGGTGTGAGCAATGCAAAGCCAAACAAGGGTTAAGACAACTTAGAGGAAATTGTGGGGGCAAATTTCAAAAGGGATTGCCTTATTTAGATGAAGATGAGCAAGGTTTATTCATCCCAGCTTATCGTGTTGCACCTGATAGCGATGAAGCTTTTAGCGAGCTCAAAATAAGATCTTGCCCTGTTGCTCTTGCCAATCTAGCAACGCCAATCGTCAACGCTTTTTTTAGTCATGTAAATGGTCTATTTGACATAAAAACATCTTATCCATCGCCGTCTTGTGCT